TTATTGCATGTTTAATATTATGTACAAGGTTTGGCTTTACTGCTATTTTATTAAAAGTCTTATCTTCTTTGTAAAAATCTACATGTTGTTGCCATGTGTGTTTTTCAGTATTTGTATGCGAAGTGTTTGCTGATTTTGCAATAGCACCTTTCCATAAATTATGATCTTCTATTGCAAAATGTAATGGTTCCTCTGATTTATCTCCCCAAAACTTATCAATTAATGTATTTCTTGGGAATATATCAGAGTGCATAAATCCATCATGCTGTGACATAAACCATAACATAAAATTCCCATTCATACAAGCTGTGTGCATTAATAAATGACATTCTGTATTATTCTTCATCTATTAATTCCTTTGCATATCGTAGTTTATGCGTCCATCTTGGCAATGGGTCTGTGTCTAAATATTTCAACACATTTCTATATTCATCTTCGTCATTTTCAAAAAATAGTTTATGCACATCAACGTTGCATACTGTATGTTTTTTTGAAATTTCTTTTATAGCATTTGACGCTAGCATGTGTTGTTCTTTTAATCCATTTATAGTTGTACTATCATTATTATTTAATAGATTAAGACGTTTTGCAAGTTTAGCAAAGAATTCATTATTATTTTCATCAACTGTTAAATTATAGACTACTGTTGGTGTTAATGTATAATACAGTTGAAGTTTTAATAACCTATGTGCTGCATGTATATTTGGCTTAACAACTATTTTATCAAAACGTTGTTCTGGACGCCAGTGTGATGTACGCTGTTCTTCTTTTACATTATCAATGTGTGTGTCCCAATCCATGTCATTCACAAAGAACTTGTGATAGTCATCAGGCCGAAAGTGAAAATTCTTATTATTACTTTTCTGCATATATTCGTCACTGGTATCATTTGCTTTTACAGTTTCTCTTGGTCTAAGTGGTGCTGTAAGAAATCCGTTGTGTAAGTTAAAAAACCATAAAAAAAGATTACCATAGTAACCTTGGCTATGTGTACACATGTGACATTCAATTGTTGTATTGCTCATTATATATTTTTCTTTAATTTGGTACACCCTAGGAGAATCGAACTCCTCTTGCACGGATGAAAACCGTGTGTCCTAACCGATAGACGAAGGGTGCATATTTGGTTCATTTTATTGTACAATTTTTACTACATACTATTGGTGGATTATCACTGTTCCAGCCTGGAGTAAATATGTAACTTTGAAATATTTCGTATTCTGTAATTTCTTTAAGAGTATGATGTGATAACATATTCCAATTTGGATCGGCATCCATTATAGCCGTCATTCTCTTGTCATCTAATAATGTAGCGGATTCGTCATTAACACGATTAAAATCTTCTTCATTTGGGTTCTCTGTTTCATCTGAATGCAGCATGTGTCGTTTATCCCATGCATTTGCAAAGAAACAACAAGGCCAGACTCTTCCTTCGGGGGTTACTTCCCATCCTCTTGTAAAACGTCCTGGCGCATCTGGTATTGGCCACATAACTTCACACTTAATCGTACACTTATTCATGTAATAGATCCTCTGCTTGGATTCTAGACTCTGGTGTTATTAATCCAAAATCTCTATCATTATATCGGAATGTTATGTTAATTCCAATATCTTTTGCTAACTTACGTGCTAATGGTATTTGATGCCAATTCCATTCGAATAATAAATACCACCATTCACCATTGCCGCCTGCGTGTGTGTAACTTTTCATATTTTCAAATGCTTTGTTAAAATCTACACCTTCTCTGTATTTCCAATTCACATCATGTGTAGCTCCATCTATTGCCCACTGAATATGAAGGTCATTTCCATATTTTTTTGCAATATCTGCATACCACAAATGATTTCTTAATCCGCCGTTAGTTGATATTACAACATGCGGTACATAGTCTAATGCAGTTTCTATAAACTTATCAACTTGTGGGTGCATCATTGGATCGCCGAACTCTCCGCAAAATTGGATATGATCATATCTTATATCAGATGCTCCATCTAATGTACTTTTAAATATATCCAAATCCATGTGTTTTAATTCTAACCAGTCTTCTTTTTCACCTGTTCTTTCATTTGTTCTTGCACAACTACGACATCTTGCTTGACAATAAGTTGTTAATGCAAAATCAACTTGTGTCTTATGTACCTGCACTATTCACACCAAGACTCTTTTTTGGTACCATAATATTCTCTAGCAAATCCATTTTCAATAAGCATATATCGTAAACTTTCTCCGTCAATGATAATATCGCCTAATACTCGTCCGCCAAACTTATCCCACTTGTAAATTGCTACCTGTAATTTAGTTGCACCATTTAATTGATCTTTTGTAAACTGGCTTGCTCGTTCGCCCCATGCTGCTTCTGATTCACATTCAGCTCTCCAACTCTTTTCCGGAGTGTCTACTCCAAATACACGAATACTTAATTCTTGTTTAAGTGGTGCTGGTAAAAAGTCTGCTCTAAATGCAACTGTGTCTCCGTCTATAACTCTTGTAATCTCAAAATCATAAACTTCCATTTTTACTTCTTTTGCTTGTGCTGGCATTACTGCTAACATTGCAATTAATAAAATTAAAATCTTTTTCATTCTTGTTCTCCTTTAACGTAGTATTTATTATAAAGTTTTTTGTACGCATGCTTGACTGCATAGTACCGGGTGTGATACAATTTTGCTGTATCTTTTAATATTTGACTATTGCTTACGCCTAAATAATCAAGTATTTTGTCTGTTTTCTTAAACCATTCAACATCAATTACTAAATGGTCAATATTATTTTCTTTTATGTGCCTTAGTGCATCATTTTGGCCGTAAACATCTTCCGGGTTGTGCTTTTCTTCAAATAGCCTATAAAACGAATAATCTAGTTCAAATTTACCATCGCCGTTATCTTGTAACGCATCAAACAAATCCCAATGGGCAAAATTCAATTGCCACATGTATTGTAACTTGCCGCTATCTAAATCTGCAATACATTGATCATGATAATCTCTATACCATATTTCTTTCCATTTGCCAATAGTATCTCCGCCCATTAGCATGTGATCTTCCCACCATATCTTGCAATGGTTAGTCAATTCTGTTAATGACAATACATTAAAGGCATATTGTGTTATATAAAACATTGCACTTTGTTTTGTTGTAGATTGAGCAAATATGAGTTTGTCAGCTAATGGTGCAAACTCTGGACTATAACAATTTCCAAAGTAATTACTCCATACTGGGTATTGGAATTGTTTATTAAATTTAAAATATTCAGACGTACATTCGATTCTAGGAATACCATTTTCTAACGACTCTCGCTTGTTTTCCATTTCACGCAATGATTCTTGATGAATATCATACAGTTCTTCATTAATCTCTTGAGTTTGTTCATCATTTCTCAGTTCTTGTACAATATTACCAATTGCTAATTTATTAGGACGGGGTTGTGCTCCTTCATACAGTTGTGGACCAAATCGTGAATCGTGTGCAAGCCACCAATGTATAGCTGGTGCGTGTGCGTTTACTGCTTGATATATTCCTATGTTCATAGTGTACCTTGTAAAGTGGCTCCTTGAGGTGGGCTCGAACCACCGACAAACGGATTAACAGTCCGTTGCTCTACCAACTGAGCTATCAAGGAATAATTTTTATAAATATTTTGAAAAGGTGTCATGATACAAATCTTTTTTACGTTTGTATAACTTAATATAGTCAATGATATATTTCTTTAGTCTAAAAGAACTAAGAATTCCAGTATACGACAACATTTCTTCATAGTTATTAAACCAATTGTCGCCTACTACTAAATGATCTATTTCTCTATTTGTGTATTCAAACACCGTGTCAGCTGTTGAATCTTCTTCGGGTGTTTTTATTTCAAATAGTCTTGAATGATCTTCAATATCACTAAGTGTTATATCGTCTTTGCCTTTTTGCAATTGTTCCATTAAATCGTGGTGTGCAAAGTTTAGTTGCCACATGTAATTTAATTTTCCATCTCTAAATGCTTGTAAGAAATTAGCATGATACTTGTTGTACCATACTTCTTTCCAATTTTCAATATTATGTTCTACAGCCCAGGCTTCGGTTTGCTGAATAATATCTTCTTCACTGTCTATCCACGCAAATGCATATTGACTAATATAAAAGAATAATTGTTCTTCCGGTGAATTATCTACAATAATAGTTTTGTCTGCTTGAATGATAGTTTCAGGATTAACTAAGTTTCCACTGTAGTTACTCCATATAAAATAATCATTTTCTTTTTTTACATCATTAAATGGTGCCATAACATCAACTACACCTGCACTATTTGCTGGGTAGTCTAGTAATAGCATTGATTCTTTATGCAACTTATGATACTTAGCTTCTTCATTCTCAATAACAATAGCACCAATATGGTTACCTTTAGATGTACAATAGCCTGTATTGAAATCATAAAGCTCAGGGCCTATATTAAGTTCTTTTGAAAGCCACCAGTGTATTGCTGGCGCACTTCCTATGTTACTTTGATAAATCGATATATCCATTAGTTACCTATTTTAATATGGTGGAGCCTAGCGGGATCGAACCGCTGACCTCCTACGTGCAAGGCAGGCGCTCTCCCAGCTGAGCTAAGGCCCCATATTTTACTTTATTTAAAATACTTATTAAGCATTTCAATCTGGTCGTATGCTGCTGACATTTTGTCAAGTTCTGATTGGATCGCTTCCATTACATCACTGTGTTCACCTATGCCTGCAGGATTATTTAAATAAACTTGCACATTTGCTGTGTGAAGTGCTAACACTCCTTCTGCATGCTTGCGAGCTGCATCTAATAACTGTACTTTCATTTTACTATTCTTTCTATTTTGTTGCTTCTGCTATGTGTTATATGGTCCGTATATATTGCTTTTCTCAGCCGGCCGTCTTTTTGCCTATTAATTTTAATATTGGTGCCGGTTGGAGGATTCGAACTCCCGACCTATTGATTACAAATCAATTGCTCTACCAACTGAGCTAAACCGGCATAATTTTATTACTCTTTTATTTATCAGGACTAGTTAGTAAGGTCTGTAGTTAAATTTGTTAACTATTTTTGCTACAGTTACTATAACATCTTGTCCTAGTTTATCTTCTAGTACTTCTTCTATAAGTGGATCATCATGATCATCTTCATCTGCGATGAATCCATAAGAATCTGCCAGTATCTTTGTGTTGAAATCATCTGGATTCATTGTAATTCTGGAAACATTTGCTTTACATAGTTTCTTACTATAACTTGAGTATCATTATCTACAGAATCAACATTAACTGACTCTGTACCTTTGCCCTTAATCTCTTCTTTTGCTAACTGTAACAATTCGCGCTTATTGAGCTTCTGGACTTGTAACAAATCTACTACGTTATGAGTAAGAGCACTAAGTACAAAATTACTAACGTCTAATTCACTTAGTGGAACTTCGATTTTAGCTTTTATCCTTTTTATACCGTCTTTATATTCTGTTGCTCTCATTTTTATACCATTTGTTGTGTTATATAAGTGTCATTATAAGATTTTATTCTTATTAATACTACTATACTAGTAAGATTGCCTTTTGTCAACCGAAATGTCTTGTTTTTTTGTATTTTGTTGCGTTACCAGGATGATAACGTGGCTCTTTGCCAAATTGCAGTGGATCCGTCATAATCTGCTGTTGCTATGTACATATAACTGGTATCTGATGCAATATCTCCCTTTTTATCGCCATTTTTACCTATTGATGTAGCTGGAGTAGCTTTCATAGGAGTTGTACTACTTAAATTTACTGTAGAAGATGGTGAGTTACTTATTACTGTTCCACTCTCTATTAGCCCTGTCATTCCAGGCTGTGTAGTAGCCTCTGTTGCTCCGCCAACACTAGTTTGCTGTACTGCTTGTGTAGTTCGTTCGGTATATCCAATTATTCTATTACAATGATCGTATATTGGTTCTCTGACTTCTAGTGGAACTGTTGGATCACCGTCATTTTGTAGTTTAGCTAACATTTCAGGTTCAAGTATATAATGAAAAATGTTATTGCCATCTTTAACGTGATATTTGTTTAAACTGTTGTATAATGATTGTAAGTTACTTGCATATTGCTGACTTTTTGCTAGTGTCATATCACCATCAATTGCCATACCAACATCTGTGTTTACACGTGTAGTTGGTGCAAATATACTACCGCCCGAAGATTCAGTTCCTGCAAAGTTATTCTCAAATTCCATAAGGTTTTTGATATCAGTGTTGAATGCATTTAGGTCATTCATAATATCTTGCAATACACTTGCTGGCATTCCGGCCAAATTGTTTATCTGAAGACTTAGTTTGTTTAGCAATCCACCTGTAAACAAATTTGGATTAAAATTACCATCAGCGCCAATACATCCACCTATATCACTATCTAGCATAGTTCCCATTGTATCAAGTATATCTTTACCTGCTCCTGTAAAACTACCTGTTGCATCTCTTAATACGTTTGGAATAGCACGTGGTACTACTGGTGTTCCACAAAAGTTGATCATATTTGCAATAGCGGCAAATTCTGCAACTGCTGAATTTAATCTTGCTAGCGCATTGTCTATATTTGTGTGTGCAATAAATTCATCCATTGCTGCTTCGGCTTCTTCTAACGCATTACGTAGTTCTGCCATCTGTGCGGGTATCATAGGCAATAGTCTACCTATGTTTATTTTTAAACATATCTGTAAATTAGGTAGTTTTATTCCGTTACCCGCTAATAGGCTACAAATGATTTCTTTCAAGCTGTAGGACGCTGTTTGAGCGGTTAAAGACCCTGTTGCAGCGTCTACTGTGACTTTACCTGTAGGAATATCAATTGATGTTCCATTAAGATATTCGCTAGCATCTTTAAGTCCGCCGACAAAATCACTCATATTATTGACCTATATCAACGTTAGGGCTACCTGAGGTAGCGTTTGAACTGCAATGTCCGTGTCCACTGTGACCAATTTTACCACAATAATCATCAGCACCGGCTGAGTTGCCATTTAGTACTACTAGTTTTCCACCTACGTACACATTCTTGCAGTTAGCTACTAAAGCACCACCGCCATGACTGTTTGGATCAGTGTCAACACTGATTGGTAAATTGTTAACATACACGTTTTTCCATGCTTGTGCTTTTGTTTTTGCACCGCATACACGTGAGTCAGTATGTCTGTGAACCTGTGGCATTATGTTGCTATTTGAATTCCTGTACTTTGTTTAATATACATATCACTAGCATCTTTTGCTGATTTAACTATGCATATAATATTATTTATCTTTAATTTTATCTTGGCATCTGTTTCAACTGTAAACATATACGGCGCTAATGCCATACCGTTTTCTGCTGCAATTAGAATGTAAGGCTTAACAACTGTTAATTCATCCTTTGTTTCTTTTTCTGCTCTTGCGATCATTTCTTCTCCCGAAGAAAGTTTTATACTTATTACGTCATTCATTTTGTAGTGTGCATCAATTATCATATTTTATCCTTTGTTATCCGTTTCCTACTGAGTATGCTGTACCATTGTAACCTGTGTCTTCAATGTACTGCGTCATTTTATCAAACCCGCCAATTTTATTGCCACCGACAATAATTTGTGGGAACGTTCTTGCTCCTGGAAATATTTCCAGTACTTCTTCTCTGGTAAAATCTTCACCAAGTTGTTTATATTCGTATTCATATCCACGTGTTTCGCACAACTGTTTTGCACTTACACAATATGGACATGCTGTTTTTCCATAAATTGTAATCATTATAATGTCATCCCTGTAAATGTATCATCGGATACGTCTTTTTTCACACCACCAACAATATAGGAACTAATTTCTGTTTCTTGTGGTGCTACTTGTACATCAGAACCGCTGATCCACTTTGCTGTCCATGGTAATGGATTGGCCTGTGAAGTAGTGTATGGACATTTTAACCCCAATGCCGTCATACGCTTACAACAGATCCATTCAATATAATCGCTGAGTAACTGTGTGTTGAGTCCGATCATACTGCCGTCTTTAAACAAATACTCAGCCCATTGTTTTTCTTGTTCTACTGCTGCCACAAACATATCTTCTACTTCTTGTTTGCATTCTGCTGCAATTTTAATAAAATCTGGGTCTTCTTTAGTTAATACTTTTGTTAGCAAATATTGTGTACTTGCTAAGTGTACGTTTTCATCACGTGCAATGAACTTAATAATTTTAGCATTGCCTTCCATCTTTTTAAGTTCTGCAAAGGCCCAACTACATGCAAAACTTACATAGAAGCGAATTCCTTCTAGTATGTTAACACTGTTCATTGTTAACCAAATCTTTTTCTTTAGATCATACTTATTAATTTCTATTACTTTACCATTTACTGTATGTTTGCCTACCCCTAGCAATCTATAATAACCTGCGTATTCAATAAGATCATCATAATACTTACTAATATCATCTGCACACTCTACAATTTCTTTACTGTCTGCTAACTCGTCAAATACCTTAGTTGGATTACTAAAAATATTACGAATAATATGTGTATAGCTACGTGAATGGATTGTTTCACTAAATGTCCAAGTAATAATCCAATTTTCTAATTCGGGCAAACTTGTAATAGGTCCAAATGCTTCAGCGGGTGCTCTGCCTTGTACACTGTCTAGTAGAATTTGACGCTTTAGGTTGCTTGTAAAGATATGTTGTTCGTGCTCAGTAAGATCTTTATAATCTTTTGAATCTTTGCTAACATCTACTTCTTCGGGTCTCCAAAAGAACCCCAACTGCTTTTCAGTAAGTTTATCAAACTGTTTATATTTTACGGTGTCATACCGTTGAAATCCTAAATCTCCATCAAGGAAGGCATTTGCTTCTGTGTGGTATTTTTCATTCTTTACATTTAAAATTGACATTATTTTCTTTTCTCTCTCTCTATATTATATCGTACAACTGTCGCAATAGTCGTCATAATCATCATCTGACTCAAACGAATCTCGCTCAAGCATCTGTTCATCGGATTGCTTGCTTACATCAATTTCACCCTGCCCATCATTAGTGTTAAAATAATAAAGTTGTTTGCCGCCATACTTGTAAAACATTACAAGATGCTGTAGCATTACACTCATTGGTATCTTTTCATCTTCGTAAAACACTGGGTTGTAGCTTGTATTAACACTGATACCTTGATCAATATATTTCTGTAATACTGCCATAATTTTAATGTATCCCTCTGGAGATTGTTGGTCCCACAGTAGGTCATATTTGTTCTTTAAGCGTGGATAACCTGGAACTACTTGTTTGAGTACTCCGTGTTTACTTTGCTTTACACTAACGAATGCACGTGGTGGCTCTATTCCGTTTGT